TTCTGAGAAAAATCTGCTGAACTTATATCAATACTTTCAGAAACACCTAATAATGGTTTTACACTAAACTGATCTACTGGCACTAACATTTCGCCAGTTTCAGTGTCAATACTAATTTTAGTATCTGGATTTTCTAAATCAATACGACTTACATCTTTAAAATCATCTACAAAGAAACCAGATTTAAATCGATCACCAGTTACATCTCTAATTTGTAATGTTTTTGTATTTAATTCAAGTAAACTTAGGCTAGTAACAATTTCTAAATTATCTATTCTATCTTCTAATTTACCAATATCTCTCATAGTATATCTCTTGTTTTCAATCAAAGTAATCTTTGCATCACTTGAATTATAAAGATATGGTGGAAGATTAATTGTTGCTAAATGCATAGCACCATCGATTATCGCTGGTGGTTTTGGATTAAGAGATGAAACACCTTTTATTATTGAAAAATCTCCGTCATAACCTTCTCCACGAGATAGAATTAATTTATCAATTCTAGGTAAGAAGTAACTATAACCAAGTCTAGAATCTCCTTCTGGAGAAACTACAAGACTAGATGTTGATCCTGAAGTTGAAAAATTTCTAGAAGTAAAAGCAAATGGTGAAACACTAGTACTAACAGTAGATGACACTCTAGGTCTAAAATCAAGAGTATCTGAAACTCTCAAATTATCATCTAAGATTGGAATATCATTTGTAAATCTATCCTGATCATAAGAATTAACTGTGAATAAGTCACCACTATCTGTTGCTGGAACAACATATGAATTGAAAATTACTAAAATTCTTCTAGATGGTGCAGAAAGAGTAGGTTTTCTAACAATTCTAGAATAATCATAATATTGCTCTCTTTGACCCTTGTCTAAACTATATTTTTCACTTATATTTGTATTATTTCCTAAAGTTATTGCTTGAACCGTTGTTTCAATATTTGATTCTTGGAATGTTATTAACTCACCTAACGTAAATTGAGTATCAGTAAAATATGCAATTTCAACATTTTCAGCATCCACTCTGGTAATTAATTGAGCGACTGCTCCACTCTCCGATCCAACTATTTTTTCACCGTCTATTGTACTAGTGTTTAAAGATAATCCAGAAACAGTTGTTATCTTATCTAAGGTAGGATTATTACTGTCTTTGGATTCTAGAACAGATACAACATTCACTACGTCTGGAACGTTTAGAGAGATTTCTCTATCTTCTATTCTTAATCCATAATATTGATTAAATGTCAATCCATTTGTACTTGTACTTACACCAACTTTTGTTTTATTGATAACTATTTTATTACTTCTTGTGAATTGCTTAGTTTTATTTGTAATCCCTTGTTTCTCTACAGTAACATTCAAAACAGCATCACCACTATTTTTATTTAATCCACTAAATTGAACTTTTGACCCAGAATCAACTAATTGATATTGATCTCTTGTCAAAGGTTCAACTGTTCCATCAGCATAAAGTAAAGAATATTTTTGAGTATCAAAGTTACTGTAAAATGCACTTGTTATTCCTGCAGGAACTTGTTGTATAGTTGAATTAGCACTGAGTGTAAACTTCGCAGATTGAGAAGAAACTGCTAAAGTGGAATTTGCTAAATCTACTTCACATATATCGTTAAACCCTAATTTTGCATATAATCCAGTATCTTCTTTGTCTACAACAACTGGAGAAGCCAGAGCAACTGTGGTTGAAGTTACCCCAATAGTTCCTACATTTACATCTGGAACTACTGTTGTGGCAGATAAAGTTAAGGTTTTTAAATCACTACTAATAGAACCTACTCTATTAAAAGTAATATCAGAATTTCCTGCTACTTGATATTGAATGATAGAATCTGTTTTTATACCAGTAAATGCATTACCTGGAGAAACTAATGTAGTTCCATTTACAATACATGTATTAGATTCTGGTAAAGATGAAATTCTAGTTCTTTCTAATACAGTATCGGCACTAAAATCAATAAAACCAGATATTCCACCAGTCATTCCATTTGTATTTTGATATACTGATTTTACATCCTCAAAAGTATATTGTCTAACTGATACAATTGATCTAAATGACTCTTCAGATTCATTAATAATTAATTTTTCGCTTGGAATAAAGGTTCCAGATGTTTGAGATAAAACAATCTCAGTTGCACTTGATACTGAACTGTTAATGAATCCTGTAGCACCACTACTAGCACCTCTAACAAAAGAACTAATTGTTGCTGTTAAAGATGTATTTAAAGTTATGAATGTATATGTCTGAACGTCAAATAAGTGAAGATTCCATTGACTATCATTATTAATATATGGAGCATTTCTCATTCCAAATGAGTATACTCTTGCCTTTCCTATCTCATATCCACCTGAAGGCGGTGCTGATGCTGCAGATGCAGTTTTTCTTCTACTATAAAGGGAAACTGTATTTGCTTCAATGTTTGTGCCTATAACAGGTGTTCCAGACACATTATTAACACGCATTAAAGTTCCCATATCAAATGGAACTAATGCAGTGTTTATCTTTTCTTTATCTCTTGGTTTATCAAAATCTATAACTGTTGTTCCAGTTGCACTAACCCTAAAACCCTGAACATATGCCTTTCCAGAACTAATTTCAAGACATCCTAAATCATCTGACGGAGTATTTCCTTGATCAGTTATTTGATTTGATTTATATATTCCACCGTTTGAAAGTCCAGTATCTAAAGAATCTGATGCATCAACTTTAAAATTATCTATAGAATAGTTTCCAGATTCTTCAAATGTTCTAGCAGCTAAGTATTTTTCTAACTCATTATATACAGAAAAATCTTGTAATTTTTTAAGTTCTCCCTCTCTTAATTTAATTATTTCAATGAAATTTACATCACTTGTATCAGTTAAAGATTTTTTTGCAAGAGTCGCTGTTATTTTTAATCTATCAGCACCTGGTGCTGCAAAATTAGAAAATCCTTTAGCATTATCATATAGAGAAGAATCATCTTTTGCAGTAATAATAGATTCTATAATATTTAATCCTACTCGATATGATGGTTGGTTTGAATATGCATCTAAGACTAAAGTGCTCGTAGGAACCGTTACAAAGGTTCCTCTAAGGTAATACACACCTTCATTGATTTTGACTGCACTACCAACGTTAGAAGCGTCTGTAGCGACCAATGTGGCAACACTTTCACCAGATACTATAGTTGTATTTCCATATGTTATATCTTCCAGTGCTAATAAAGGTTCGCCATCTTCTAAATTAGATATTTCATTATCAATATTTCCAGTCAAATATTTTACAAAAATTGTATTATCAGTAATATTATCAGATTGACTTGGTAATTTGCAATCAGTAATTAAAAATTGTATGCCAGAATTCTGTCCTTTCAATTTTTTCCCTTTTAAATTACTAAGATAAAGAGATATTGGAAGACCCAAATGTTCTGATTCTAATTTTACTGAATAATATTTTTCATCATAATCTACACCACCAGGAAGAACCATTGATCCTTCTTTAAATACATGATTTCCGAAAGACTGTACTTGATTTTGTAATACTGATTGAAGAGTAGTTAACTCGCGAGCCTGAACAGGTCTGCCTGGTCTAAACAGAACTCTATAGAAATTATTTTCATCATTAAAGTCATCATAATAAGGACTTATGTTTAAATTTGTTTTCTGTGACATGTTTTAGAATTCCAGTATAACTTTGATGTCTTCTTTTTGCCTACTATCTCTAGTGATCAATTGTCGATTATCTAGGTAGATAATATCACCCGACTGATTATTTATCTCGGATTGTGCTACGCCATCTTTAAATTCAACTCCTAAATCAACGACTTTAGTTCCTGTAGGATTTGTTGAAATACCACTAAAGGTAGTTTTTATACCAACTTGATAATTAGATGACCCATCAGTTCCTTTAATAATTTCACTACCACTAAATTTATAAATCTGACCATTAATTCCCCCAATAGTGCTGATACCAGTGGTATCTTGTTGATCTCCAGTGCTTGAATTAAAATACAATGATCTATCTTGATAGTATTTTAATACTGCTATTTTATTACTAATATCACTCGACACAACGTCAAAAGATACCACATAACCCCTTACCAGACCAATCTTAACACCACTAGTATTTTTAACATCTTGTGTAATCAAATCTCCTACCTTAACAGGAGAAGGACTATCAAAAGAATTTAAATATAAAGAGGATACTGAGGAATATTGAGTTTGATTAAAAATTTGTGTTGATCCAATTGATGTTGGATTTTTAACTATTCCAATTTGAGCAAATTTAGTATCAATTGGAAAATCTTTAGTTGAATCATCAAATCTAGCATAAACTAAAACTCTATCGGCACCTAATTCTTTGTAAATATCAAAACCATGACCTTTTGATGGAGGAATTATTGGAATTAATTTGGAATTAGGATTTGTGGGTTGAAGATCTGTTAAATCAACAATACCGTAACTATAACCCTTTCCACCCACAGATACTTTTACATCATTAATTTTTGCATCGGTTCCAACATCAATAATTGCTTTTGCACCTTCTCCATCACCAATAATATCAACTTCTAAACCTCCAGCACCTGGATTACTATAAGAAGTTCCTCCATCTTGAACAAATATTTTTTTAATTTGATTATTGCTGATTTCCGCATTTCCATTATCCCTAACATTAGCAATATTAGCATCAGTTGATGTTTCCCAATTATTAGGTAAAGGTATGAATTCAGTAGCATCAAACTTTATAATGTCACTTGGTGCTACGGTAAACAAATACTTCCAGAGATAACCATCATCTGTGGCACCAGTTGCTCTAAATGGTTCTAAACCAGTTAATGTTGGTTCATTTAAAGATGGATTTCCTGTGGTATTAATACCCGTTGATCCATTATCGATGCATATATAAACACTAAAATCTTTATTAATTACATAAAAATCAGTGTCATATAATCTTGAAGTTTGACCATTCGGAGATCTGTTAGAAGGACTATAATCATGACGATACATATCATAAGTTGTATCTTTCGTCCAATTTATTTTTCTAACTACTCTTCGAATATTATTTGAGGTAATTTTTTTTCCAAAAACCATCGTGTCTTTAACATGATGTAAATAATTAAAATTATCAACAGGACTTTTCCTAGTTGTTTGATCATTCCATGTTGCATCAGTTGTATTTCTACCAAAAGCATTGGAAGATCTAACTGCAGCAGATGGATTTGATAATCCAACAAAAACATAATATGAATTTGAGGAATTATTGACATCGCCTAAAAAATTACCTGCGTTATTAATTCTAAACTGATCTGTTACAATTGCCGACATTTTTTATATTCTATGGTTTTTTTCTTATATTTATACAGGTAGAGTTGGTGTGTTTAAGCACGAGAGTTATCTTTTAAAGCACCAGTGTTTCTAATACCAGAATTTCTCCTTTGTATTCTTGGGAAAGTTGTTAAACCTGAGTTGACTGTTTTACCTGAAACAGTCACTGAAATTGGATTTGTTGATCTAACACCACCAGTTAATTTACCCCAAGAGAACTTGCCAGATGTGCCCACAGTTGAAATACCAACTAAAGATGTATCTGTCTTCACTCCAGCTACAAATTCCGCAGTATTAGATGTTGTGCTGTAAGAACTGATTAAATACACATTATCAAAGAATGAAGTACCAATTCCCACAGGAGCACCTGAGGAAGTTACTACTGAAGTAACACCTGAACCAACTGCTGTATCGAATATGTAAATTGGATCTCCATTTGATAATCCACTAAATGTTCCAGATTCTTTTTCTAAGAAGAATTTAATAGTCGAACTACTTAAAACACTTATTGAAGTAACTATACCAGTAAATCCACTAGCTGCTGTAAATCCAGATATGAGTTCAGACGGAACAACAGGAGTTGGTGCAATTACATTTGGAACTGCAGTTGTTGTATATCCAGAACCAGGATTCACAATTGATACTGAAGTTATAACACCACCTGCAATATTTGCATTTGCTGTGGCAAGTACACTCGACGTTCTTTTAGCAACCTCTATCAAATCAGATGCTGTTAAAGCAACTCCAGTATTTGATATTGGAGAAGCAATTGATAATGCAGTGCTAGAACCTACATATCCCTTTCCACCATCATTAATAGTAATGGATTGAATTGTTCCACCAACAGAAACAACCGCAGTTAAATCTGCTGCTCTAGGTTCTACAGATTCGTCAAATACAATTGTTCCAATATTATTTGGACTTTCATAGAAGAATAAATTAGTCAAATAATTTGTACCAATTCCAACATTATCAATATAAAGAGTGTTGTCACTGGTTGAAAAATCTTTAATTATTCTAGCTTCTGGAAATACTAGAGGTTCAATTGAAGGTCTTACTTTAGTTATCAATTCTCCATTGATAAATTTATCTGTTTTTTGTTTAATCCATCTAAAAGATTTTAAATTATTATCTATACCTTGATTAAAGTATAATGGAGTTGCAATTTGATCTGCTGTTGTGATACCAGATATAACTCTTACATTCTGATCAAAACCAGCATGATTATTATTTTTAAGTAATTGAAACTCATCACCAACCTTCACAGATTCAGTTACATCCGTAAATGTAACGTCTACATCATCTGTTCCTTTATAGAAAAATACTGATACATTATCATTTACATCAGGTGCTTCTGTAAATTCAAAAGATGTTCCACCATCGAATATATAAGATTCTCCAGGATTTTGTATAACTCCATTTATTATTATTAATAATAATGATTGCATATCAATATTTGCAGATTTAGCACGTTGGAAAGATGCTAATTCTCCTTTAAAATTAATTGGGAATCTTTTTCTAATTCCATCTTGTAATGGTTTAATTGTGTCAATATAATCAAACTCTCCTACATTCCAAGAACAGAAAGAATCTGTGAACACTTTATTAACAGTAAATTCTACTTCATTTAATGGTGAGGAGAGTTTTTTATCTGTAACTAATCCCACTGGTTTAAATACATCACCCTCTCTAAATCCAAATCCAGATCTTGCTATATCAAAAGATTTAACCTCAAAAAGAGTAGATCCAATACCAGTAGTATTACTACCGCCAACGTCAATATTTAAAAGTAATCCAGTTCCCGTATCTGTAGTAGCACCAACACCTATTCTAGAAACTCCAGTTATTGGTAAATTTTCATATCTTGGCATAGGTGGCATTATTTTTGGATTTATATAACTTGTTCCACCACCAACAACAGAAAATATTAAAGTTCCACCAATACCAACCGTTGCAGTTATCGTGGCACCAGATCCAACTCCACCACCAGATCCAACATTTACAGATAATGTATTTGTGGTTGTAGTTGATATTGACAAAGTAGCATTATGTGCTGGATCTGTTGTTCTTGGATATGGATGATCTGTAGAATATGCATCTTTATCACATCTAAAGACTAATGACTCTGTTGCTATACCTATGGTATTTGAAACAGTTAATCCATGACTTGGAATAGTTAATACTAAAACACCTGATAAGGAGTCATACAAAGCGTCTGTTGGTGTAAATTTTGATCCTGTATTTGCTGTTACAGAATTGCTAGAAGAACTAAAGAATCTATGTTGATATACTTCATCAATAATACCAATACTAATAATACCATTTCCTGTAGTGCTTAGTCCAGAACTATACCCAGATCCATGAAAATCTCTAGTTCCTACACCAACCGCAGTAATTGAACCACCAGTACCAATAATTGCAGTAACAGCAGCACCAGCCAAAGGAGCGTATCCTAATCCAGCAGTAAACCCGATTGATACAATTTGTCCAGATCTTGGTAATTCATTTTGGTTTACATCAAAATCACTAATAATTTGATTGCCATTAAATGAACTAATACCACTGAATACAAAACTTGTTATTCCTGCTGATTCTGTAAACTGATAATTATTAGATGGATTTTTTTCTGTGGTTGGTGGTTGAAATATTCCATTAATAGTTACGAAAGCACTTCCTGTTGAAATCCCCGTAGTATTCACCCCTAATATTGTTGTAGTAAAGGTTTGTCCTATACCAGTAAATTTAGTTGAAACATCATCAAATATTGCATTTGAAGAATAATCTTGTCTCAAATAAACTCTTCCACTAAAATTAGATCTACCACGATCTCTATTTGAATCATCCCTTTCTGAAATATTTGTTCCTCTAGGTGCATCTGTGAAAAATATATCTTCGCCAACTATAGTATATCCACCTTTAAATAATCTTACTGGACTAGTGTCAGTATGAGTTGATAATGAAGAACCAACAATTGCCCTTGATACATCAATTAATTCTAAAGAACCTGTATTTGAAATAGGACCAACATTTGTAGTTCCAAAACCAACATTATTTACTTTTACAAATTCATCATCAATTTTTAAAACATCGCTAATAATAATAGAAGAAATTCCTGTTAAAGATAAAATTGAGGTTGATATTGACACTTGTCCTCCCACATTTCCAGATAATGTCGTAGTTATAGGAGTAAATGATAATGGAGATTGAATAATATCATCAATAGTTATTAATGTTTTTTCATTTTTCTTAAACATTTCTAATACATGTCTATTTCCCGAACCAGCAGTATTAAATGTTATAGCTGCTCCTGCTTTAGTTGTTGATAATTGAAATACTTTTGAATTAACTGTTTCTGAAGGAAGAACAACATAAACCTCACTTGGCAAAGGATTTCCATTAGACATTATTAGTGATGAAATACCAACACTACTTACTGTGGATCCTGGTGTGTAAATTAATCTCTCATTTTTATTGAAGAAATTATTTTCAATTGTAAATTCTCCTGTAGATAAATTAACTGATGTTGATGGATCAAAGAAATTAGCAAATATAGAATTATTATTATTTTGTAATTTGAATGACAATCCGTCTGATCTACTAGAATTTAAAGCATCGTATTGTAAAAGAGATAATTCTTCAAAAGATTTACCATAAGTTAAAGTTGGTGTAGAATTAATTGTATCTAATTTAGTGTTAATAATTTCATTAAACGATTGAACCAATAAATTTCCTACACCTATAAATTCAGGATCTGGATGAAATTTTAAATTTATATTAGAACCACTATATTCTGAGGAGAATGTTCCTATTCCTAATTCGTCTCCTATTGTCATGAATGGATATTGTGTGATGAATGTATTTTCACCATCATGACTCATAAGAATTTGATGTAGAGCACTGGTATTTCCGATTGATACCCTTACTACGCTCTTAATTGAAGTATCTTTTGCTGTTGTAAATCCTGCTATGACTGCTGTAGAAGCAATACTTACATAATTAGATTCAAATCTAGCAGAATCCTCAGATCCATTTGGTTGTGTATTATTCTTAAATCTAAAAGTTCCAATTCCAATTGCTGTAGTTCCAAACCCAACAATTTTTGATCTGACTAAAACTTGATTTGATCTATCATTTTCAAAATTTAAAGATAAAATATTAGAGTCTATGTTTGTTGTAAATGTACCTATAGAATTAGTTGTATTTGTTTCTAAAGAATAATTTGATATGTAAGAATTTGTGCCATCGTGAGTGGCATAAATTTCAACAATGTTATTTTCATTTGATATTGAATCATTTACTTCAATAGTTGCAAAATAGGAATCTATATTAGAAATATTAGATGATATTATTGTGGACGTTGTTGATGCTGAAACATTTTCATTTACACCACGTAAAGTAATAAATCCTATAGAGGTCTGACCAGCACCAATCCCAGATATAAATGATTGTTGTAAAATTTTGATATCTAGATCAGAATTAAAAACATCAACAGGATTAAATTGTAAAATAAAGTTATTGTCATTATCCTGATTACCAACAATATCAACTAATTTTGCTTGATCATTTATTGATCCTTTTTGAATAGTGAATATATTTTGATTAACAAAATCTACAGATGTAATCAATTCAGTTAATTGTACAGTATTTGTTGTAGTTCCAATTCCAACTGAAACTGAAGGAACTCTTGTTTGAACTAAAAATCTATTAAATGAATTAGTAAGTCTTATAAATCCATCTCTTTTTGCATTATTTGTTGAACTTTTAAATAGAGTGTTTATATTATCTATTTGCAATACTCTATTTGTTGAGCACTCAAAGTAATTTGAAAGTTTTATAGTATCAAAACTAACAGAGTTAGATCTAAGTGGATTTGATAAAATATCAACATCTCTTGCTAAATCAAAATTGTCAATCGCATCAACTCTATTATTAGATGTCAGATCTCTAATAATAGAAGATGTGTCAACACTGCTCGTAGAACCAACACCAACAGATGTTGAAATACCCAAATCAGCAAAGTTTTTTAAACCTGTGGTGTGTAATAAACTATTTACAGGACTTATTAATGTTTGATATTCAATGGGACTTTGGATTGTATATGATAGTGTTTGATAGTAGTCATTATCTGGCATTACCTGATAATCTTCATTTAATTTACCAATATCATCAGACCATCCAATAACTTTATCTGAAGCAAAATCAACTTTAAATTCTCCTATATTAGCAAATGTCGTATTAATAGTTGCAATAGAACCTGAAAAATATCCTTTTATTTTATCATTAGGTTTTAATTTAAAATCACCTAAAATTTTAATATAACTGTTGCTTATTTTGTCTAAACTAAGTCCAACATCCTCAAAACTTGAATTATCTCTTGATACAAAAAGTTCTTCGCCTAATGCAAAATTTGCTATTTCAGTAACTACTGTAAATTGAGGATAATCTTTAAAATTAATTGCTGATGCAAAAGTTTGAATTGTTTTTGCTAATCCTGGATTAGATATTAATCCATTAAGATTAATTTCTAACTTAAATGGATTTGGATTTATACCACCTATTATTCTTTCTACTGGGTAGAAAGTAAATTTATTGGATGGTGAATTAAAAGTATCTCCATACTCATTTTCTATATTTTCTACAAAAAATGAATCTCCTGCTTGGAAAGGAGCAGTAGAAAATCCTAAAACTGGTGTTGCTAAAGTTACAGTAACTATTCCACTTACACTATCAGTAACAATCGTAGATGCTATTGATATATTTGTAATTGGTATTCCGTTTGAGTTATTTGTAGTAAACAATTGACAATTTCCAATTCCATGTGGAGTACTGATTACGTCAACACTATTAATAGATTGTGTTGCTTGACTAACATTTGCGATTAAAGAACCACTTTTAATAATTTCTTTAGTTTTATTATCTTGTAAAACTAATTCTGGAGGATTTGTATAATTTGCACCTCTTTTTTTAACAATTATTGATGTTATTTTATTTGAATTTTTTATACTAATTACAGGTGATAATTTTGCTATTGGTTTTAAAGTTTTATCTGATGCATATTCAAAACCAATATTTAATATTTCAGTATTTTCAATTTTGTTACTGGTTGATGAAGATGGTAATAATTTAGCATTAACCCCTTCTGTAGAAGCAATACTAACAAATCTTGGTAATGTTTTATACCCAGATCCCTTAGATATTATATTAATTTTGCTAATTGCACCATTATCTGTTTTTGTTGTAGTATTATACTTTAAAATATTTGTATTTGAATTTTGATATGATAAAGTTTCTGGTTTTCTATTCAATTTTATGTCAAAATCAGTAGTTCCTACACTTACAATTGAATAATTTTTATTATAATCGCTATTTACATATGAAATTTTAGATCCATTTACAACGTTTATATCTGAAGTGCTAATAAATCCAGATTTCTCAACATTATAAAATAAATTTAATGGATTATTGAGTGAATAATTAAGAGTTAATGTAGCTGTTGAAGTAACTCCAATAGTTCCAGAAGTAGATACAACATTTACTGTAGTTTTTCCTGTAGAAACAAAATTATTATTAAAATCTTCATCTAAATATATTTTAAAATTAAAATCAGATAATGAAGAATCTGATACATCAAATACTAAATTATTATCTCTAATAACATTTATTGGTGGATTGATCAATGACAACTGATGTTCAGAACCTCCAATTGATACAATACTTACAATATTGGGTGGAATTTGTTTTGAATCGTAAAATGTTTCTGCTAATTTTATATTATTATCATCTAACCTGTATATAAAATATCCACCAGTATTAAGTCCACTAGCGATGGTGTCTGTTGAATCATAATAAACTTTATCCCCAGTTTTAAATTTATGAGAATTTAAAGTTATTTGATTGTTAGTTGTATTGATTGCTGCTGATGTAAATCCTACCTGATTTATAAGTAAACTATCAATTAAATGATTATATTTTACTCTAACATTAGTAGATGTTCCAATACCAACAGATTGATTAGAAGTGATATTGAGACTAACAATGTCATTTACCGATAAATTATGTGATGTAGTTAAAGATACTTTTGAATTTATTCTTTCTATATTTCCAGTAACTTTATTAAAATTGGATTCAAACCTATACTTAAAGTAATCATCACCATTAGTTCTAAAAAATAATCCATTGGTTGAAGTAACTAATCCAACTTGAGTTACTATTCCTATGTAATTTGGAGATTTATTTATTGCAAATAAAGTTTGACTTGTTCCAGAAAATGGTATGGTAAATGCCTGATTGACTGCCCCATCTCTAGATACTTCAAGAACACTGTTTCCATCAGTTTTAAATGTTATTTGTTGACCTGTTTTAAATGGATGATTTGGTAAATAAATGCTTTGTGCTGGAACGGAAACTGAACTTGAAGTATTTCCAACAGACACAGTTATTGATGATGTAATACCCACTGTTGTAGCGATACCAACAGATTGTTTAGGGTTAAAGTATACTACATCATCTATCTTAGAATTAAAGAAATTGGATTTAAAATTTATATCAAAGAAACTAGGAATTAACTCAACTTCAGTGGAAAGTGTATGTGCTGTTCCTGTTACTCCTCTTTGAACTCTTAAAATATTTCTATCATCAAATTTGTTTAATACTAATAATTTCTCAGTTCCAATTCCAATACTACTGCCAATTGAAATCACATTTGTTTTATACACAAATATATCAGTTATAATTCCTGCAACAGAATTTAAAGGTAGTTCTTTATATAAAAGAGTGCTTTCAGTTGAAATTGCAGATATATTATGATTACCTATTAAAGAAATTCCTGATGTTGATTTGATATCTGTTGATATACCAGATAGTTCTAAATTTTCTCCAACTTTGAATTCATGAGTGTTAGGAACAAACACTGAAACAGTATTTGGATCTTTTCTTATAAATGTAATATTTTCTATTTTTTCATAACTTGTTATAATATTGGATATTGGTTTACCTTCCAATTCACTTACAAAAGCACTAACTCCATTACCATTTGTACCTGTATTATCAAATACTACATTATCATTTACTTTATAATTTTCACCTGTTTCTAGTATTGATAATGAATCAACTTTACCTTGACTTACTGATGCAACTTTTGTTATTTGTGATAATATTTTATTTGATTCAATAATAAAATCATTATTTCCAAATGGTTCAGATAGTTTATATGGAAAAGTATTTCTAACTAAATTTGAATTGTTAAAGTCAAATGACTGAGTTATTAATGAAAGAGGATCTAGAACGGATGGGATTGATCTATAAGTTTTTCCAATAAAATAGGGAAACTCTGGATCTCCAGATGCGGTGCTAATACCAGCAAAGTAAGCATAAACTCCATTTGGATATTCTGGAGTTTGACAATATCTACCATTATGTTCATCCAAATCTGTAGAATTTGTTGGTAAATATGAATAATCTTCAACAAAAAATCCAAGATCGAAAGGTAAATCACCTCTGTTAGGTATATTCGTGTTTAAAGAGTATCCTGTTTTTAATATTTTTATTGTAGATGAATTGTCAAGAGGATCACTATATGCATAAGGACCATAAATTGGATTTCCATCATATGCCCATCCAATAATTGGAGAATGACTATTTGATTTTTGACCATATCTAGATTCACCTGTTAAAGTAGAGTAACCAACTGTTGTGAACTTTAATTCATTATTTGTTGGTAGTAAAGCAAGATTAGTGTATCTTTCTCTGTATGGACGTGATGAATTTTTTTGAATATTGTTTATACTTAATTTTTCAATTGATGTTTTAAATACTGCGTTTGATCCTTTAGGAATTATATTAATTCTTGTTTCATTAAAAGAATAGTTAGTTCCAGCATTTAAAATAATTATATCAATTATTTTTAAATATGTTGACGAATTCTTATCTCTATCGATTATTGCCCTTAATTTTGCACCAATTCCATCTCCAATTACAACTAAATCTGGAGTTGAATAATATTCATCACCACCATCTTGAATATTAACACTAATTATTTCTCCATTTGAAATTAAAGGATTTAATGAAGGTGTAATATTTTTTCCTGGTCTAGAAATTCCATTTTTAACTAAAATATTTGGAATATTTTCATAGTTAATAATATCAGTTGTTCCATAACCACTTCCCTTTTCATATATCGAAGCATCTATGATACTTCCTTGTATGACTGGAGTTAAATTTAACTTATCAGATGTTGGAACTGAATATATTGCATTAATTGATATTTCAACATCTGGATATTTAAATAATTGATATCCAGTTCCTGTTGTTTTAAAATCAACGTGATTTTTTCTGATAAAATCACTATTATCTGTACCACCAATACCAGCGTTGGATACCTTAAAACTATTATCGTTAATTTTAATTATTTTATATTGATTTACAGTAGACAACCCAGAAATACTTTGAGGAGAAGTTGATCCTAAACCTACAACTGGTTGATAACTTATCAATTCACCATCAGAAAATCCATGATTATTAAATGTAACTATTGATTTGTATGTTGATATTCCAGTAGTTGGATTTACAAATACTTTTCTATTTGAGTATGGTTTTCCTGATTTTATAACTCTAATACTAGATAAATTATTTTTTGAATTTTTTAATCTAAATTTATGTGTTCCACTCTTTGCTATTTCGGTAAATCCAATAGTATTAATACCAGATGAATAGTCAGTTTCATTTCTATAAAGTATAATAGTAGATAATCCAACAACCTCTGGCCAATATTGTTGACCATCTATTAAACTTTCAAAATCACTTAAATTACTACCTTTAAATGTTCCTATACCCAACTCTGTATTTTTATTTTTATCATAAACTAAAATCTGACCACTCACAATATTATGAGGTTTTAAAAATGTTATTGTTTCTGAAAATGTATCAACACCACCACCAAAAGCAGTACTAACTCCACTAAATTCTAAAACTCTATTTCTCCTACGAATAACTGGTTGAAGAACTGCTTCTCCACTATTACCTCCAGTTAATTGAATTGATAATATATCTTCGATATCAAAATTTTGAGGATCTACTTGTATTTCTGTTATGTCTCCACTTATAATAGGACTGACTAATGCTTGTGTTGAAGATGATTCTGATTCAACTTCAATTAATGGTGGATTTATAACATCATAATTTGTTCCAAATCCAATTACTGAAAAGTTTTCAATTGCACCATAAAAAATACCATCTGACGATTTTCCATTTTCAATTTCAACACCATCAATTAACATTCCAACAGGTCCTGGAATTGTTTCTACATTTTTTCCTAAATTTTGAGTAACATTTACAGGAAATTTTTTAAGTAATTTTTGAGGTGCTATTAACTTATTATATTGATAACCAAGTGTGAAAGTATGAGATGTGCTAGTATCTTTTGGAACACCAAATTCAATAAAATCATTAGTTTCAATAAAAGCTGGTGCTTTAAATAATTTAATTTTATTAAATCCAATTGTTTTAACATAATAAAACCCAGATGTCAATCCTACCAAAGGATTTCCTTCGGGTTCATAATACACTTGATCTCCTGTTATAAATGGAACATCAAATACACTAAATGAAATTGTTGAGTATTTTTGTGTTAAAGTATTGTAATCTTGAATAGTGTTATTTTCTACTACACTTGCAATACTAACTAAAGATGGTGTTTTTATAATTCCAGATGATGGGAGAGAATTACTTGCTACATATAAATTTTGATCAGATTCATTATATACATTTTGAATATCAGGAGTAATTGTATAATTACCATATTTTAATAAATTTGCAGTACTAAATGTCTTTTCTATAATTCTTCTAACTGAATATTGTTTTGAAGAACTAAAAGTAACAGCAGGATCTATAGTTATTTTATTTTGTGTCTCAACTATGTTTATGATCTTTGATTCTTTAATAACAGTTCCTAAAGAAAAAGGACTACTTTTCTTTTCTAAAATTTGAATGGAATCTCCTTTTCTCAAACTAGATTTGTCTATCTTAGATTTTAGTTGTATATCACTTTGTTTCCCATCAATAGAATCAATAATATCATAATTAGAAGAAGTATTATAGATCCAAGAATTTGCAAATATTTCTTTTTGAGATTTATTCGTATTTGGATTGTTAATTATTTCTCCAATACTTTTAACACTAATTGTTTCATTTTCTATTGACAATCTATTATCTGTAGAAGGAATGAAATCGCTCAATACTCCTGTTATTCTCAACTCTACTTTTTTTGTTAAATCTCCACTTTCATATCCAAAAATATTATCATCAGCAATAACATCATCACCTAAATTAATTGACTCTGAAATATGTGTGCATCCTAAAAACTGATTAACAGTCTTATCGGTGTAAACAATATTTGTGTTTATACCTGAAATGATTGTTCCAGTGGTTCCAAAACCAACAGTTGAATCTACAGTTATGACTGAAGCACCACTTGAAACATCAGTGACAACTTTTGTTTTTCCTGTCACATCAAATTTTCCAGTTATAAATTCTTCTTCATCAAATCCTATAAAAAGATCTAAAATAAAATAATCTTTCATTGTAGATATTCCAGAAATACCTGTTAGAACTTCAACTTCAGATACAGATGCAGTAGAAGTTGAATCTGTTGACCTAACAATGGTTTGACCTTTTAAATTTAAAGGATCCCCTGTTAATTTTTCTGCTACAATTCTTTTTCTTCTTACATATTTTGCAGAAGATGGTTTTATTAAATATTTTTCTAAATCAATTACTTTTGGATCTACATCATATAATGCATTAAATAAAATTCGGAAAGATTCTTCTGTTCCTTTCGATTCGTAAAATGTTCTAGATTCTTTTATAAAATTATTTACATCTAAATTTGAAACAAAATCTGTATTTTCTAAACCAGGTGTAAAAGTATTTTTTATTTTTTTATAAAACTCTTGCAAAAATAAAGAACTTAAATTCTCTACTTTTGCACCACTTGAGTGATCTTGTGATGTTGATGTTGAAAATACTAATTCAGATGGATTGTTAATATTCCTATAAGTTGTAATTCCACTAAATCCACGTTTACAATCTGTAAAGGTATTTGTAGTGATACCAGTGTATGTGATGATTTCACTATCAATTTTTAACAATCCATATTGTTTTGGAAATCCTTTTGTACTTTCGACTGAAATTGTAAATGTGACTTCATCATTAACAACAACAGTGCTTATTCCAGTTAAGGTTGTTCCTCCTCTAATAACCTCTGGAGTTAAATTATCTAATTTTAAATATTGATCTAAATTATCTGTAAGGTCAATCGGACCTCCAGTATACTCTTGCGAGATATAATATTGCTTTAAAAAATCAACTGCTTTTGGACTTTCTGATAAAATAAACTCAGGAAGTTGATTTTCAATTATTTGTTGAACTTTAATTCTTGTATCAATACCAGTACTTATCATACTATCCTCGTATTAAATCTCCGTTTGTATAACTTGATGTAACTTTATATCCAACACCAGATATTTGATCTCCAGATGAAATGGTGTCTTTAACCATATTTATTGAGCTACTTTGAATGTTAAATTTCAAGTATAGATCTTCAAGACCTATGACATCATTTGATTCTGGGAAAGCTTGAATTTCAATAATATTATTTGGTTTATCGGTTGATGTAATATTAATCGTAGTTAAATTTATCTCTCCTTTTATATAATCAACAGTTCCTGCATTATCAACAATAATAATTTTTTTACCATCAATAATATCTTTCTTTACAATTGATATTAATCCTGTTTGTTTGTCAGTATTTGGAATATCTGTTAAAAATACTGTTTCCGACACTCCAGAAATTTTAAATCCAGTACTCTTAATATTTAATCCTTCAGGTTTAACGTTAAATTGATTACCAAAACAGATTTCGTATTGTGCAAATTGATTTAAAAGAGCATTTAAATTTCTTCTAATTCGAACTCTCGTAATATTTGATGTTATTGAATCTTCAATATTATCAATCACACTTAAAACTTTACTATACTTAAATCTACCACCAAATTTATTCACGTCTGTGGATTTAGAGTAGGTTGTAAGACCATTAATTACATTTGTTTTCAATTCATTAATATTTTTAACCTTTGATGTATTGTAATATATAAATGATTCTAGTTCTATATGAAGAACTTTTAAATCAATTATTTTCTGAGTGATTCCAGTCAATGTATAATTTTTTAAATCGGATAATATTTGAGTTTTATCAAAATCCGATACAAAGTCACCGTTTTTAGGTTTTATAGTAATAAAAACTGTTCCAAATTGTGGTGGATCAATTTCTTCTCCACCAACAACAGAAACACTCTCAGTATTAGGATAAATTTGTTGAATTATTGCTTCGTAATCCCTTGCTGTAACCGCCCTGTACTGTGATGAATAGAGTCGAGGGGCAAAATACTTAATTGAGTCAATTGACTCTATATTACCGCCATTAGAGGCAGGAGAGACCACAGATATAGTGGGTGTGCTTACTAATGATGATGTTGATTTTAAATCGTTTTCAATATTTCCTGCATATGAAAATGCTGCAGGTCCGTTTCCCTCTTTTCCATCAGTTACAAGATAACTAACATCTATTATAGATTCATTATCAAGTTTTCTTCCAAAAATACCATCTCCAAATAAAAGTTCGTATTTTTCATCCTGAATTTCCTGAATTAGGAATGTTGATGATGTAGAATCTATATTTAAAATATTATCAACTTTTGTGTATAGAGTTCCTTTACCGTTACTGTTCGTACCTCTTACATAGACCACAATTGTAGATGTATCTATGAAAGGATTATCTAAAATGAACCTTTGATCGAGTGATCCATCAACTGCAAAACTTTTTTTAATGAGTGTTCCTTGAAAAACTGTAATTGAATCAAAAAACGCTGTATATCCATTTCGACTAGAACCTATAGTTCCATCTGGAAGAATAGTTTGAGTATCAAATAAAGGTGTAACAGTAGTTGTTATATCATCTGGAATTGAGAAAGTATATGTTATATCATTACTACTACCAATACAAACTAAACCTGCCTTTAAAGTTGCTGTAGATATTTCTGATGTATCATTTGAAGTAATATTAAAAGATATGGTTGCTTGTGCTGCACTTCGAGATCTGGGAACATATCCAATATTTCTAGCAAGGGAAACAACGTTTTCTCGAACTGTTGCAGAGTCTAGGAAGGACTCATTCACAATCATGTTTGAGTTAAACGCGGTGATGTAAGTATTATATGCTAAAGTATCAATTAAAACTGAAAAATTAGATCCTTCAAAGTCAAAATCAGTAAAATCTGAGTTCGTGCGAAGATAATCCTTTATTGAGGTCTTTATCTGATCAAAATCTAAGTTTGTAAATTTAGTAAATGGCATATTATCTTGTAGCTTCTAATATGAACTGGAATGCTTGCGAGGGAAACTGTTGGCCAATAATTTCAAAGAAGATATTTACTTCAAATTCATTGTCATCTGGTCGAGGAATCACTTCAACATCCAAATTATCGATTCGAGGTTCGAAATTTTCGATGGTAGTACTGATTTGTCTCTGAATAACAGACGCAGTACCGAAGTCACAGAAATCAAAAAGACTTGATCTGATGTCAGTACCGAGATTTGGATTAAAAAATCTCTCTCTAGGGATAGTTTCCACTAAATTTCTTACAGATTTCTTAATTGCATTCGCATTTTTGATAACTGTAAGGTCATTTGTTACAGGATGTGGTTTAAATGATAGGTTAATATCTTTAAATGATCTAGATATGCGTTTTATTGCCATGTAAACAGTTGTTTCCTGTTTTATTTATGACACTTTTTACAGAATGTTATTATTTATCCTAATTCTGGTTCAAAAGGAGCTCTTTTCTTCTCAATTGCTGTATTTTCTGTACCTACTGCCCTTTCTTTTGCTGTTTTCCAGAAATAATTCTCTTCTGAACCCAATCCGTCACGATCATGACCATTCTCTACCTGATAGTATACTGTTGAAACCTTAAAATCAGGCACTTTTGGTGTTTCTGGAGTGATACTGTTGTCATAAATCCTCATTCTATTGTTCGGATAGAGACAAAACTGCCCATTATCGAGTTCTAGCAGATTATGTGACTTATGTTCGGCAGGTTGTTCACTTGTTGAGTAGTCAATAGCATCTACACTGTCATGATAATTGTCTAAAGTGCAGATATAAGTACCTGTTTGGTTGCCATAATCTCTTGTCATGACCTCATAATGCATACTTCCGATGAATTGTTTCTGTACTGCAACGACTCCATAGTCCATACAGTTCCAAAACTGAAGATTATGAAGTGTCATATCAGGTGTTGGTGTCTCTGGATCGGTTGTAAACGCAGAAATTGGTAATTTATCGAACATTGCTGCATATTCTGGTAGATAAGTTTCAAAATAAAATGCTCGACCAGGTATACTTTTGGCAGATACCCATACACCTTTGACAAATTCACCATGACCACTCTGATGGTCGGTTAAATATTCTTTTCTTACCCATACATCATAGGAGGGTAGATTTGCAATTAGAGTAGACATTATTTGTGATGGTATACTTCAACATAAGATTGACATTTCGGACATGTAAAATTGGAGTAAAAGTCATATTCAGACTCTTCTCCATCATTTACATCCTCCATGTCGTGATCAGCACCCCAGATTAACTTAGTACCGCAATGCCAACAATTCATTTACAATATTCCTCATCAATCTTACATAACTCTTCCTGTAATCTTATATTTCTTTGATTACGATCAATCTTGAACGTACCTCTAATAAGAGACAAGAAAAATAATCCTATAATGATATAAAGAACATAATATTTTAATCCACTACTCATTTCCCCTGTCCTCGGTACTTCTTACGAGCCGAGTTACGCGAAGTTGCCGAGAATTTCGAGTGTTTCCCGTTTCCCTGACGAGTTTTTTTCGGAATTGCATCAATAAACACTGTTCCTGAGATGCTACTCTTCATTTTTGCCATAATTAGTCTCCTATAATTTCTGTATGAATATCAGAAGGGTTTGGTTTACCTGTTTGATAGAATTCAATTGATAGATCTTCCATAATATTGAAATATTCAAATTCAGAAAGATCTGAAAACTTACATTCACCATGAATGTGAATACTATATCGATCTGCCACGTTTAGATTACTCTTGTCTTTTCGTGACCAACACGAATACGTGGGTCACACCAGATCTCAAACCCTGCTTCTTTTGCGTCTAAACAGAATGAGACATCCTCTCCACACATATCCTGTACTTCTCCAGATTCAAATACCTGCATCTTTGGTGCAAACCATGGATATTTTATTTCTTCATGTTCAAATACACCCTTTTTGATGAGGAGCCAACCGAAACCTGTATAGTCAACTGTGAATGGTTTCTTTCTCTTGGATATACTATCGATAGTTTCGTGATTCATTACACCACCATTGGTTCGAAAATCATCCTCATCTAACCAATGTGCTACAGATGAAGTCTTACCATCTTCGGTACAATACCATCCACCTGCGATATCTTTATCCATTAATACCAGTTGAAAGAATTTTTCTGAATTGAAAACAATATCAGAATCTATCCATAATTGGTAATCATAGTTTAACTTACCATCCCATGGTAATTGATCAGGACCTCTTAATACATTTGCTCCAAGACATTTACATCGGGCAAAGTTTACCATCGATGAATAATCTTGTGATATCTGTATACTTGCTCCACACTGTACTAAGTCAAAGCACAATTGTACAAATGACTTAAGATAGGTATATGAAACTCCTCGACCAGGTAAACAGAATACTACTGACTTACCTTTGAGTATTTCTTTTGCTTTATCATAATCCCATTCTTTCTCTTTCTTCTTTGCAGGAGTTTTTGCTTTTACTGTAAATCCTTTAGCCATAATGTTTTGTAATTACATTCATATCATACAATATTATATAGAGAATGTCAATAAGAGGATTCTTCGTGAAACTCTATCGGGTTATCCGTAACTTCTGAGTATGATACCTCATCACTCCAATAGGAAGTATATAAGCGATTCCA